AGATTTCGCGAGTAAGTTTCACATAAGAGTAACACACAAACAAACGAGTCTCCATATATATTATTTCCTAAAACAAGACCAATGTCTACCTTTATCTTCTGAAAGCATATAAGCCATGACTTCTAATGCTTGGTCTACGTTGTATGGGTCGGCGTTTTCAATATCTATTTCTTTACCAAAACCTTTTATCGTTTCTTTTGAAAACTGCCCTATACCATGTGAACCTTTAGATAATCTGTGACTATCTTGCCAGTTCACAGCCCTAGGATTGTAGTTACTTTCACATTTGATAATCTTGTGCATTACCTTGCTTTCTACATTGTATTTATCAGCAAAGTAGTCAATTTTATCTGGGATGGATAGAGGAGGCATGGATATATTATCCTCTGCTACAACCACCTTAGCGAACAACAGGAGCGATGCTATTACTAGCAAGTTCCACAGTATTATTTTGTTCATAATCGTCCTTTACAGTCGGACCACACTTTATTTTTTTAGCGTAGTTTTTTGACCTGAATACAAGCCAGAAGATATTAGCCCAGCGATTAGACCTTGTACTACTGCCTCCTGCCATGTGGCTATGCCAGGCACTAGAAATGTGAGACCTACACCGATTAGCAAAGATGCTAGAGGCGCGTACCTTGTTGTTAGACCTGTCTTCTTGATTAACTCTACGAGTCCTACGATTAGAGGCACTACTGCCATAACCCACGGACTTAAACTAAAAATTGATTCCATATGTATTTGATTGTCCTTGTTATTTTAATCGCCCGAAGGCTTGGGCTAATTGTCCCACATGACATTATTAACACAATAGGGTTATCCCCATGTTTCTATTCTACCCTTAAAGTAAAGGGCATTTTCTGCATTACTTTTTCAAATATTTCGATAGTTTTGCGTGAGTTTACGGTGTCTAGCTGACCGTCTACATTTATGTCTACTAGGTTGCTTCCTAGAGCTACACAACCGTTGATTTGGTGAAAATAGTTAGCTGAGTGTATACGGATGCCAGAGCGTTTTGGCACTTTTAAAATCTCGTAAGTGTACTTCATGAACTTAGGTGAAAAAGTGTAGACTACTTTATATGTTCCTTTCGGTATACACGACACGTTAGGCATATTGTTCAGGTCTGCAAGTTCTAGTGTTTTACATTCAAAAGTTACTCCGTTACGTTTTGCTATCAAGTTTCCTGTCGTTTGAATATCACTTGATGACTTCCTTGTCATCACCACGTCTGCGGTTGGGGGCAATAAAAGGTGTAGGTGTGGTCGCATCAATTCCCAACACCTAGCGTAGTTGCCGTCAGGAGCATATGGCTGGTCATTTTTGAAATAGGGTAGCCACTTACCATTTACAAACGTTGCATCCATTTGGTCGTATAGGAACCGTCCTTTAATCCTGATTAGTAGGTTTAGGGCGTGCATTATCTCATGGGTCATAGACTTCCAAGTGTAATCTACGTTGTCATTTATCTTGTCACAGGCTAGTAGGATGCCTAGTTTAGTATTGTTTAGGAAGAAAGTTTTACCAAAATAACCCATGTCGTTATGCTTTGAGTCAAACATGTACATGACAACTTCGTCAGGGCATTTCTGCATCAATAGGATAGCTTCTGCTTTTGGTACTACAGTTTCTTCAATGTCGAGTTCTATGGGAAAGCCCATGTCTTTGAAATACTTTAGAGTTTTCTCTACATCGTCGTTTATCTCGGCTTCTATTTTGTATTTATATAGTTTTATCTTCATCTTCGGATAAAGCGATAGCTTCTTCTATAATCTCATCTTCGTTGTCGAAGCGTGAGGCTAGGGATGAGGCTTTACTTAAGAATAGTTCTTTTGACATTATGCTGTTCTTCTTGGATTAGGTCTGCGAGCTGGTACAGGTTTCTTTAGAGTGATTTTAAACTTTGGTTTATTTTTCATATTCTATGGTTGTTACGTTATCTAGTAATGCTTGTTGTATTCCTTTCTCTATTTTACTATCTATTGCCATGATTGACAAGGTTATTATTGCTCCACCCAGTAAGGTTAACATACCGATAGCAGTCCAAACTTTGGCTCTACTTTCTTCCAGCCCGTTTACCCGTCCGTTGGTCTTTATAGTTTGTTCTAAAATCTTTACAACGTTTTCTCTTATTTCACTCATAAAATGGTCCAGTTCTCTTTTAGAATAGTTACCTTTTAATTCAGCTATGTCTTTTTTGATGTCGCCAACAAGACCACTATTTTCACTTTTAGTGGCTTGGATTGCTTTTACTATTAGGTCTTCAAAATGTTGTCGTTCTTGGTCGTTCATGGGTTAACTATTTACAATGTTATTAAATTCCTTTATTTTCTTATCTCTAAGGGCTAATCCATTCGGCATATTTTTCCATTGTGTCCAGTAGTGGTCTACATATATTTCTCCAGGTGTTTTGCCTGGATTTCTTTCTTGCATCAGTTCAAAGTATTTGGCAGAAGCATCTAGCACTTGTTGTTTATCATTCACGTCTATCTTGCCTATTTTACCTACTCTTTGAAGTTCTTTAATGGCAACGTTAGTTAGTCCTGTTAGCCATTTCATTTCTCCAGGGTCAGCACTTCTTTTGTCTTTACCTCCAGAAGACTCTAATTGCATTAAGGCGTTGCTTATTTTTTGTGATGGTATTTTCTTGATTTGTTGTATTGTTGGTTTTTCTGCTGTGTATGTTTCTTTATTACTTGGTAGTATTGTGCCTAGACCTAAAACACCTAGACCTAAAGACTTCAATGGAATGCTTCCTTTGTTTTTAGGTAGTCGTATAGTTTTTATCTTATCCCACTCTGCTTTTAGTTGGGAGCGGGTTTTGAGGTTTTCTGGGTAATATCCAAATTCATTTATATCGTCCATAGCCCAACGAACATCTTTGGCCTTTACTGTTTTTGAAAAGACTTTTGTATTGTTACCCTGTGCGTGTTCTGTGGCGTATGTTTTAGAGAAAGTTACCCAGTCACCATTGTTAAATGACTCTTTTGGACTTGCACGATAAATTGTTACGGTTGCTTCGGGGTTATCTTTTATTTTTTTCAACACTGAAATGGATTCCAAATCGGCTTTTGTTCCTCTTGAGCTATACCACTGTGTATACATATCTTTAGGAATCATTTGGTCACCATCTACTTTTTCAGTTAAGTTGAAAGCCCTTACTCCTTCGCTTGGTCTATGCGACATTCCATATTCAGAAACATCATCTGCAACCCCCTGCCCCTTCACCCACTCATCAAAAGACTGACCATAGGCTTTAGCTTCGGAAATAGAGGAGATTATGCTACTTTCTGTTTTTTTTCCTAAATCAAGTGTTGGCTTTACTCTTAGCTTCGATTGTGGTACTAATTTAGGTATGACAGTCTTATTAGCTATATTAGTTTTATTCATCGTTGTCGTAGTGTTACCTTGGTTTTTTAACGATGTATTGTAAACATTTCTAGGTACTATTTCAGTTCCTTGTTCTATTGCCTTCCTTGAGGGTTGGTTTATAGTTTTTGCACTACCTAATTCAGTTCTGACAGCTCCTTTTCGGGGAGCTGGTAACAGTAACCTTTCTTGTTTTAAGTTCAAGCTAGGTAATTTTTGAGTGTTGGGTATTGTTTTGATGTTCTTTACAGCACCACGAACACCTCTCAAACCAGCAGAGTTTTTAACTTTACCTATAATACCTTTAAATATACCCGAAGCTAAAGTACGAGCCATATAAGCTGGGTTGCCAGTTAATAATGCAATACCAGTATCAAGACCTGCTTCTGATGTTATATCTCCGAAGTTTATATCTTTGTTGGCTTTTTTTGCTACAGCGATAAGCATTCTTTTTAGTTCAGAAATGTTTGCCATAGATTCTGCATAACCTGTTCTATCTGTAATCGTGTTTAGTTCTTTTCTTAATACTTCAGCAATATCGTTAGCAATTTTACTTGTTGCCATATCGTCTATTGTTCCTTTTTCAAATCTGTTTTTATACTTCTTGTTTACATCTTGCACCCAGTCAAATACCTTAACTGCATCTCCGTTAGTTGCGTCTAATTGTTTTAATAATCTATTAGCAGTAGCAACAGGAATATCTCCGTTGTTTACAGATTGAGTGATTACTTTTTTTGCATTGTTTACATCCAAATTAAACCCTTTTTGACTTGCTTCTTCTACTGCTGTTCTTGCATTGTTTACAGTTTTTCTGGTTAAAGATTCAACCGCTGATATAAATTCATTTGGAGTGGCTTTTTCTATATCAAAAGGTTTTACAGCTCTTGAACCTAGTGGTGCTTTCAAATCTGGTACTTCTATGTTTGGGGACTCGTTTACTAAAAGTTCTAACCCTTTTTTTGATTTAAAAACCATATCATCTAGTTTTGCCGTATCTGCTGTTGTGCCAGAGAATACTTTTCTTATGGAGTCGTCAATTTGCTTTGAAACAAAGTCAACTGGTTTTTTTGTTAAAGCTCTTGAGATTCCAGTACCTCCAGCACCTAGACCAGCACCTAATACTCCACCTAGTCCAGTTCCCAACAAAGTATTTCCAATAGTTTTAGTTATGTTTTCATCGTTTTGAAGTGATGTACCAAAACTACTTAATCCACCTTGAACAGCTCCCTCTTTACCTAAAGTTTTAGCAGATTGTGTCAATGCTTGTTTAAATGGTTGTTTAGCTATTTCAGTTACTACTTTAGCACCTCTTACTATTGGAATAAACGAAGCCAATTCAGCTCCTGTGCCAACAGCATCCTTTAAAGGTTTTATGTTTTCTTTTAGTCCTTTTGTTACATCAAACCCTTCACCTATTGGTCTGACATCTCCTAAAAACTCTGATTTGATACCAGTTGGAGTTTTACCTTGTACTGCCTCACCAACAGCTTTTACACTAGCTCCAAGTTTTACGAAAGGTTTTACTAACCCTCTTACAATTTCACCACCAAAAGTAGGTTTTACTCTATCTCCTGTGCCAACAGGAAGTTCTTGTTCAATTCTGCTTTCACGAGTTTCGGCTTGTTCTGGTTCACTTATCCCATACTTGCTTTTAAGTTGGTCAGGTGTAAATACTTTCTGTGTAGAAGTTGTGTTTAAATTGTATTTCTTTTTTAATTGTTCTGGTGTGAATGTTTCCATTTTATGCGTAGTAACCTTCTTGACGAGCAATGGCTTTGATTAAGCTGTTAATTGGTATATCTTTTGTGTTTGTATTTGAAGAAATTCCTAATATTTTAGCAACACTTTTTGGCCAATTTGGATCCTCTGCATACACTTTACCTAATTGTTGAAGTGTAGGGTTGGCTGGTAAATATCTACTTTTCCCATTTATTTTTGCTTCTATGTCCATTTGCATTGCTTTAAATCCTGTAGCTTCGTCTGGGAATATTAGATGTCCTTGATTGTCTTTCCCTATCGCAAGTTTGTCTGCTAATCCTCCAATCTTTATATTGCCTGGATTTTTGTTTCTTTGAGGAAGATTACCTGTGGAAGCTTTCGTGTTTCCAACGCTGTTAAAAGACGAAAATGAGCCGTCTGGTAATCTTCTGTATGTCTGTCCATCTGGTGCTTGATATAGTAGATTTTCTCCTTGTTTTGTAAGATTTAATCCGTCTACATTTAAGGTAGTTCCTGAAGGAGAGTTTACTAATTTTAGAATTTGGAAGCTCTTTTGTATTTCTTTAATGTTGAATAATAGTTGCTCGTCGCCTTGTTTTGTTTTAAGTGAACCAGCTAGAGCTTGCAAGAAGTCAATTTCACGTTCTGAAACTTGACCTAGGGCACCTCCAGTTGGAGAAGCGTCTCTCATTTTTTGAAGTTCGTTGAAACCTATAAGAGCTTGAACCGTTCCAAGAGCTTCTTGTAAATCAGTCGCATTAGAGCCTGGAATAATTTGTCCTAAAACTCTACCAATAGCACCATGGTTCAACGCAGGATTGCTAAATATTTTATCAAATTGAGACAGTGCTACATTTGCTTGGTCTATTGCTCTTTGGTTTGCTGGTGTATTTGTTTCAGGAGCTCCACTCATTGCTTGAATAACAGAAGCTCTGTCGTCCTGTGGTACATCACTTAGTTTAGCTGCTCCTTTACTTATTGCATCAGCCCAAAATGTTGCAGAGTCTGATAATCCTCCCCCAGCAACACCTACCATATTCCCTGCGACTTGTTCGTATTGACCTGTTGTTGGGTTTATTTCATATCTAGATTGGTCTTTACCTAGAGTAAATCCTTCCGTGCCTTTACCTCCAGTAATAGCAGTGTAATTTCCGTCTTCACCTTTCTTATATAACACTCCACCAACTTCAATAGGCTTTTCTTTTCCTTGTTCGTATTCAAAACGTGTTTTTGCTACGTCTCTTTGGCCTGTTTGTTCTGCCTGAGCAATATCTATTTCATCTTGAAGTCTTGCAAGTTCTGGTTGAGTTTGGCGTAGATATTTTTCTTGTTGTCCTCGTACTAAGCTAGTATTTATTCCTCTGCCTTGTCCCTCAAAACCTGAATAGGCTTTAGATTGGTCGGCTACGGCAGTATTGTAGGCACTTTTCGCAGTAGATACCCCAGCACTAGGAGTTAGGAACTTAATGTATTCTGCAAAAGCTGTGTCGGTTGAACTAGGTTGAATCGGTTGCTGTGGGGTTGGGGCTGTGGGGCTTGTAGGTGTGTTTATTGGGACTGGTGCTACTGGTTTACCACCTAACATATCAGGCACACCTTGCGAAGCTCCATAAGCTGTTCTAGCTCCTGTGGCGGTGTCGTATAGGGCATTAGCAAATTTCTTTCCTGCCTCTGATAGGGGTGGAGTTGCACTTGCATTGCCTACTGGTTTGTTAGTTGGAGTTACTGCTTTGGTAGGAGTTGTGGTTTTAGGAGCAACAGACATATTAGGAGTTATTGATTTACCTGTTGGAGTAGGGTAGACAGGTGTCTTTGGTGCTACTGACATATTAGGTGAACTGCTAGAAAACCCTAATGATGTACTTAGGTTTTTGGGTTGAAGGAAGTCTAGGAATTTATTTTTTGGATTCATTGTTTTATACTTTATTTAATAATGCGAACTCTCCGAAAAGTTCTAATGCTTTGGTGTTGTAGGCTTCCACAGCTAACTCTTTGGTAGAAAAATACCCTAAATGAATATGTTTATTTTTATTACTTATAAACGCACGCCATTTTTTATGATGAAAACCCACTCCTTTTAAACCAGAAGTATTATGTTTAGATAATGGTATGTTCCCAGAGTTTTGTTTCCTTGTACAAGTTCTAAGATTTTCTTTTCTGTTATCTAATTTATTTAAGTTTATATGGTCTGTCTGTTTACCTACTGGAGTATTTGCTACTATCCTATGCATATAAATTGTTTTACCTTTCTTTGTTTTTGGATTCCAAACAGAACGAGAAGCATATCCTATTCCCGATAAATACCAAGTATATTTAGAAAACTCATCATATAGTAAATCGTCTATAATTGCATATTTATTTGTTTTTTTTAATCTAATTTTTTTCATATAGTAATTATAGCATCAAAATCCTGATGCTTGCTGATAAGGATAATAGTAATCTCTACCGACTATGTTTCTTCCATTTCCGAAAGGTGGGATGTAAGCCGATTCCTCAGTTTCGCCCTCATTAGCCAACATCTGACTAATAACTCCTCCGTATTCTTTTGAATACCCAGCTTCATTTCCACCATCATAAAGATACCAGTAGGTCTTAGCCCTGTCTAAATTACCTTCTTTTTGCCAATACAGTGCGCTTGCACGATACACAGCTGCAATATCATAAGCCTGTGGAATAACCGAACATTGACCAATAGTGTAAGCTGCTGAACCTGCAGATATTACACTCCCTTCATAAGGTTTGGTTAAGACTATGTGAGTTGAATCTATATAGTCAGCTATTTCGTAATCAAAACCATCACCACCATTTGCAGCAGTTGTTTGAGTTATGTTTATGTATCTTCCTTCCATATCTTGTGTCCAGGTGGTACCTGAGCCAGTTACTATTGAACCTCCTCCGCTTCCATTTACTGTGATTGTTGCAGTTGCGACACTTGTAGTGGCTTCTGTCCAGGTTACTGCTGTACTTGAGTTTGTGAATGTAGCCGTTCTAAATTCACTGTTAGAAAACTTTATTTGGTATGTTCCTGTTGGAAGACTCCAAGCACCTGTTAGAGTTCCAGAAGTTGCACCACTTGCCACTATAGCTGTAAAAGTATCTGTATAAGGCACTGAAACGATTGTTCCTGTTGTATAGTCTGCAATAGATAAACTTCTTATTTGTAGTCTACCCCGAAGCACAATCAAGTTTCCTGTAGTTGATGGAATTGGCTGTATTTTGTAGGTTGTATTTTCTACATATGTAAAATATGGGACTTGTTGTGTTCCATAACGAGCTTGTAGAATAGTTGACCACAAACTTGGGTCAAATACCATTCTGGGTTTGTATATTGTATCTGACGAGCTTCCTGTGCCATCATATATGTACATATCAATCAGTTTCCTAAATCCATTAGGTATCTGGTAGGTTTCCTGACTGGCTACTGTATACATGTTTTTAGTGGCTTCTAGAAATCGTAATTTTCCACCTTGCAGATTGCAAATAGTATTAATACTATCGTTAATATTTTTATCTATAATGGCCATTGCTGTAGTGTTACTTGTTGGGATAGATACATTGGCAGCAGTATCGTTTCTAAATGTTGTATATGTTCTTTTGTTCATAAAAATTTGTTAAGTTTGTAATCCTTGATTAATGTCTGTGTACTCAAAAAAGTAAACCACCTTTTCTAATATCGGTGCAGAAGTATTAACTCCTGTTACATCACTCCAAGTAAAGATTGGTTGCAATGTGGTAAAATCTCCAAGTGGTGTACCGTCTGGTTTATTGTCTTTTACCTCAACTTTTAGATTTGTAACAGTTGCATTTTCCGTGTAAGTCGTGGTTGAACCTTTATCTATAACAGTCGAAAGCCCAAAACTAACTCCTCCTGATACAGCATCTTTAAAGTATATATCTACTTTTTTAAGTCTGCCCCTTTTCATTTCTGGGAATAATGGAGTTGCTACTTTTCCTCTAGCTGAAGCGGTAGTTGTGTAGTTGCTTTGAGCATACTGCACACCATACCCACTAGCTGCAGCACCATTACTCCAATGTGTATTAAATAATCCACTGAACATTCTCAACATCCCAGCATTACCAGAACTGTTACCGTTTATGTTTCCAAATATATAATTTTCGCCATAAGGATTTTTTGCATAGAAATATATCAATCCACCATTCCAATAAATATCTGTGCCTACTACTTGCACACCTCCTCGTATAGGTAAAACACCTGTTGAATAAGTCTGTATTACTTGGAATCCACTACCTCCTAATGCCTGAAGTTTTTTAGTTCCTGTTTCTGTTTGCGACCTTCTTCCTTCAGTAAAAGCTATTACGGTTTCGTTCCAGTTTAGTATCTCAGATATATAATTGTCGTGTAAATCATAAGCATAATCAAAATCTAGGTCTAGGTAATTCCATTTATATACTTTTGCTTGACCTAAATAAAATGTAGTTGTAGATATACCTGAAGCATCATAATAAGCACCCACTAGAAGTTTCTGGTCATTTGTTTTTGTAAAACACGTGATTATCCAACCTTGTGGAAGAGTCAATACTGCTGGATAAAACGTTCCATCTGTTCCCGTAGCTCCGTCATAAGCGTGGACAAAGTTTCTATCGGCTATGTATAAAATATCATCATCGCCCACTATAAGTGGATGTGGGGCTGATTTTCCTCCAGTAAGGTATGGTGCAGCTAAAGGCGAAGCTGGAACGGTAGACATATAATCATCATTAAAAGTATCTGCTGTATAGTTGTATATTCCTACATCCCAGTCTGTGTCGTCAGAGAAAGAAAAGAAGCCTAGAAGTGTGGGTGTTCCGCCCACATTTGCAGTGTAATTTACCATATCCCAACCTGTTTCGTTTGCGTGTGCGTGGTCTATTGCGTGTGGAAATGGTGCTGTTGTTGATATTGTTCCTGTAATTGGTGTGGTTAGTTTATGGACAATTCCACCTCCACTACCTACTCCTGTTCCTGCTATTAAATAGGCAGTTTGGTTGGTCATAATCCCATTTCTAACAAGTGAAGTTACACTAGAATTATTTGTTACATTTTCTGGGGCATAAGAAGGAGAAATGTAACCCAAGTTTCTAAGAGGGTCTACTTTTTCAGAAGTAGACAAACCGCTTCCAAGTTTCCGACCATCGTTTCCGCCAGAATTAGTATCCAAGCCTTGAAGCCAGTCCTCGTAATCGTATGTAATTGTTCCGCCACTTTGGTTAAGATTTATTTTCATATAATTACCGATAAGTGCCGTTATTCGCAGGTTTAAAATAAACACACACATGCACCCCTGCTACTGCTGTTAATGTTCCACTTGTTTTTAAAGCTATACTTTCGCCTATTTGTAAATATCTGATATTTGTTGCTCGTGATAAATCTACTCCTCTTTTCAACACATTAGTATTTGCTGTGCTTTTTAAATTGAATGTTGAAGTTAATATTGTCGTTCCTGTTGATATTGCCGAGCCATCTAAGACTTTTACCACATCTAAAGTTACTGAACCCGCATCACTTCCTGCTGTTTCGTGTTTCTCTGATACTCCCAAGATTTCAAGTGCTATTTCTCTAGCTGTTAAAACATACCCATAATTTGTAGAAGTTGTGGCTGAAGTTCCAGGAATAGAAATACACTGAATGTAGCTATCCTTGTTTTGTATGTCTTCAAATTGTATGTTTGTTAAATCTTCCATCTCTTTATTCTTGGGGGTTATACTGCTGTGAATGTGAATACTACTCCTATAACTTCCCAAGCAGTGTTATAGGTATCGTTGGCGTTTCCTCCCTCTCTATTTATTCGTATTGTAATCAAATCGTCTGCGTCTACATTAGTAAGTCCATTATATGAAGAAGAAGGAACTGTAACTTTCGCTATATTCCCAGATGTGCTGTCAGAAGCATATTGTGCAGCACCTGCACCAGTGTCTGAGTTGACTGCTGACGGTAAAGAGTCCAAATTTAAACTAGCCATTTCATATTCTAAATAAAGTTGAAGTGTACTAGCTACTGTGTTTTGGTAAATTACTTCTATTGAAGTAATACCATTGCAACCTTTAGGAACTTTTACTGAAATTGTTGCCCTTCCAGTCGCACCATCTGCAAACGAGGCTACAGGAATCCATGCAGTCGTACCTGCTGGTGTGAGGGTACAACTTGTGCCTGGTACAAATGCACCTGCTGGGACAAAAACTACATTGTCGCCACCACCAGAAGAGGGTGTTTGAAATGTCGGAGCTGTACCTACACCATTTGAAGTAAGGACTTGACCTGCTGTACCTGTTGCTACATACGCTGGGTCTCCGTTAGTATCGTAAGTTATAAGATTTCCATCAGTACCAGGAGCCATTTTGGCTAGAGTTACTGCATCGTCTACAAGTCCTGCGGTTGGTAGTCCTGTGCAATTTGTGAGAACACCTGAAGCTGGTGTGCCTAAGGCTGGGGTTGTTAAGATTGGAGATGTGAGGGTTTTATTTGTTAAGGTTTGGGTTGCTTCGTTTATTGTTATTTGTCCCGCAAAATCTCCAAAGGTAATTGCTCTTGAAGCAGTCAAAACTGGGACGGTTAGCGTTAAAGTATCAGCACCTTCTTGTATTTGAAAGGAAGTATCGTCAAGAATAAGAGCACCAGTCATAGTTCCACCTGCTAGTGCTAATTTAGCGTTGAGTTGCGTTTGGACAGCGGAAGTTACGCCTTTAAGGTAAGTTAGTTCTGTGAGACTCGGATAGGTTGCAACTGCCGCTGATACTAGGTTTTTAGAGGCATCAGTAATTACTATTTCACTAGCTGTCAAAGATGAACTTGATAGAATAGTTGCTCCTAAGTTTCCTGTGTTTGAGTTAAAAGTTAAACCAGCGTTAGATTTTGGTGCTAGGTCACCTGTTGCTGCGGTTACAAATACAGGGAAACAAGTTGTGTCAGTTGCTTCGTTAGCTACGGTTATTTCTGTTGCCGCACCGCCTCCTGTAGCTGATAAAGTAGTTCCATCATAAGAAAGCCCAGAACCCACTGTGATAGCCGATATAGCTGTACCATTGCCTTTTAAAATGCCTGTAATCGTTGTAGAGAGGGTTATAGCTGGGGTTGTGGTTGCAGTAGCCACTGACCCTGCAAAACCATTAGCACTCACTACAGACACGCTAGTGACAGTTCCTGATGCACTTGCATTATCTACAAGTATTCTGCCTGTTATTTCGTCTATTTGACCTGCTAATACTAGACCAGCGGTAGAGTCGCTTTCAAAGCCTGCGGCTCGGTAGAAATTTTGGTCTGCGGGTAAAATTGATGTATCGTCTGCCATATGTTTATTCGCTTACTAATAATTCACCATCGGAAGTTGCGACTGCTGGGTATAAAAGCCCATCACTTCCTTGAAACAACCAACAATCTACATAGTTCGAATCTTTAGGTGTAACTGGTTGCATTGTGAACGAGATTGTTGCTGTTGTGTTAATTTTAATTCCGTTATTACTTTCTTTTATTTTAAGACGCACTAAATTTGTGCCTTGAACAGTGTCTGTGTTTAGGACTGCTAGTTTTGTTCTTCTGAAGTTTTGGTCTGATAGTGCGTCTGCCATTTTATTTTTCTAAAACTACTAATATTGCTGTTGCTGCCTGTTGAATAAAGTTTGCTGTAGTTGTTCCGCTTGGTACTTTGTATGTTCTAGTGGTATTTTGATTTATATATTCGTCAAAAGCACTAGATGAAGCTGTGGCATCCCACTTTAGGAATACTCCCTTATCTACAGCGGTTACTTCTATATAAGTTGTTCCTGCATTTAATGTGATAGCAGTAGATGCTGAAATAGTAGCGTAATAGGTTGCTACTAGAGTAGGTGCTTCGGGGCTTGTAAATGATTGATAATTTTTGTCCATTTTATTTTTTACCTAATTTTAATCGCTCTATTGACCTTTGGAACGTTCTTCGTCTATCTTCTAATAATGTTTTGTCTTTTTTGATTTGTTCTTTTTGTTTCTCTACTTCTTCTTGCCCTTTTTTTAACTTCTCAGCGTCTTCTTTGATTATTTTTTCTTGTCTGCTGAACTCATGGACTTGTTCTTTGTATCGTTTCTCCCACAAGTCATTTCTTTCGTTAAAGTCGGTAAGCATTTCTTGGAATATTCGGTAGTTTTCGTCCAGGAAATCTTTGTAAGAGGTGACTATGTTGCAAAATGTGTTAACACCTTCGTAATTCTTATGTGTTCCCTCTAGTAGTTCTGCACTATTTTTATAGAGTTCTTCAATTTGAACTAAAGCCTTTTCTTCTCGTTTGGCTAGATACTCACTTTCGGTCATTTCTAGCTTTTGGAAGCTTTCTTGAGTTTCGGAAATAGCAACATTTAGGTCTGCTAGTTGCTTTAGTGATTGGAACTCTTCTTTTTTTAATATTTCTGGGGTTATCATAAGCTCATAAAAGGGCTTGCACCTTTATTTCGTCTTTGCGTATGAGCTTTTCAGCCTTACGCTAAAAGTTTCTCTAATTCAGCCTTTGACTTCCTTGCATCAAAGGTTATTCCTTTCTTTGTAAGTTCTTCAATAACTTGTTTCTTATCTTTGAATCCGTCAGCAGATACTTTTTCTGCCTTTAGACTTTCTACTGTCTTGTTAAGTTCTTCAAACTTCTTCAACAGCTTGTCTGTCTCGGACTCTTGGATAGGGGCTGCCTCTTGGTATTCACTGATGAGGATTCTACCCACTAAAGCATTTATCTGCTCGTCTCCAAAAGAGGATGCCGAACCTTGTTGTGCAGGGTCTCCTTTACCATATTCTGGTGGTGGGATTTCCTTTACAAGCATAGCCTTAGCCAAGTTAATTGCTAATCTACGACCTATGTGATAAGGGAAGAAAAGCTCCTCTCCTACCACTATTTTACCTGCCTCAACTTTACCGAAGATGGGGCGACTATTAAACATCGCACCTAAAGCTGGAGTAAAATCAAAAACTGCTATGTTCTTGAAAGTTACTACTTTTGCATCATTATCCATAAATATAATTCTTATGGTTATTTTATAATCAAGGGCTTCGCCTTTCCCTTGTCAGCGTTTAATGGCTGAGACCAGTTCCCCGTATAGAGGAACTAAGTCAGCTATTAAGCTATGTTTACATACACCAAAGCTCCTTGGTCTGCGGAAGCGTTTGCTACACGACAGTATCCTAGGTATTGTTCGTCAAAAGCACCCTTTGCAGTAGTACCTTTAACAACTTGTCCTTCAGTATCATCACCTGTTACGAATGATAAATCTACTGTTAGAGCTTCACCTGCGACTGCTCGTCCTGTACCTTGCTTTAAAAGCCAAGCATAAGAACTTATCGGTACCGCTACTTGAGCGATACCTGTTGCTTGCTGTGCTTTATCTGTTACTGCCGCCATTTCCACTTTGTTAGGGAAATTAAGCGTAATATCAGAATCTACTACAGATAATGCTGTGGTAAGTGCGTAAGCTGGAAAAAGAATAAGAGTATCTGCGGTGTTATCTTGAACCTTAAATACTTGTCCTACTCCTGTTCCGTCATCTACTACACCATAAGCACCTGCATAAGCACCTACTGTCCAACCTGCTGACGCTTCTGTGATATACACGATTTGTCCTAGGTTGTTAGCAGATGAACTCACTGTATCTACACCTACTGCTGTTACTGGTACAGCTACATCACTCTTTTTAAGAGCTTCTGCTGTGAAAGTGTAAATCCAAGTTGCTCCGTCTGGAGTTTGTGCTACTTGTCCAGGAGTTGTTTGACCCTGTGCAGTAGTTGTTTGTAAAACGTCTTGAAATGAAATTTTCATTGACATAAACTTTATCTTTTACTTATAGTCCTTGTTTTTTAGTGGACATTTCGTAAAGACATTTGCGGGTTATCCGCTAGGCATTCTTGCCTGTTAATAATACTATGTAGCTGCTATTACTGGGAATGTTTGGTTAGCTGTGTTTACTGTAGGGTTAGTTACATATACGTTAGTATAAGTATCGCACATATCAGTAGCACCTCTCATCCAAGAATCTCTCATAATAATAACTCCATTACCTGTTGCACCTACGTCCATACCGATTGTCAAAGTTGTAGAGCTTCCATCAACTGCGTTAAGGAAGAAACATCCATCAAACTTCAAGAATCTTTCGTTACAGTTACCAGTTGCCGCTTTAACGAATACTGGAGTTGCTGCATCTGCATAGATTGGGAAATCACAATTTATAAATTGGTTTCTTGGGCAAGAACCAGTAAGTTCGAGCGAAGCATTAGCTGCTGAACGAGTTACTGTGTCTACTCCAATAGTACAATTTGTAAATATGTGTTCTCCTGAACCTGTGATTAACAATGAACGAGCCGCTGTGTCGTCTCCAGTTGTATCGTTTGCAATACCTTGGAAATGAACGTGGTCGAAAGATTGGTAATCTGCTGTAATATCAACAAGCACGTTGTTATCAGTAAATGAAGCGATTGAGATGTTAGTAAATGAGCAGTTCGTTGCCGATACTGTAAAACAAGTACTTCCACCTAATGCTGCGAATCCAATACCATTTCTAGGGTTAATCCTTCGTAATGGACCATTACCAATAATATGTGTTCGTCTTTTGTTCCAGTTGATTGCAGCACTTTCTGTTGTTCTACCAGTGCTACCAGTACCAGCTATGATACAAACATCGTCGTTATCTGCACTCATAGATGACAAGGCTTTAGCTACTGTTGCAAAAGCATCGTTTGCTTCTGTACCGCTATTTGCGGTATCACTTCCTGCTGTTGGGTCTACATAAAATATGTTACCTACAGATGGAAGTCCTATCATTCCAGCAATATCTTCAGGGTAAATCTTATTACCATATTTCAATGTTGGAATGTCGTTACTTGCGTGTCCCATATATTTTTTTCTTGAACCCTCTGATGTAGTCTTTAGCTCACCGTAAAGGGCAATATACTATTTGTAATTACACAGATGCCGATTCTGCGTCTTCTGTTCCAGTTGTCTCACCGACTTCTGCAACAGGTTCACTTGCTGTAACTTCTCCTAACGAATCAGGGGATGCACTAGCAGTTGTCTCTTCTAACTTTTCTTGCTCAGTCATAAATCAATTCTAAGGTTAGTTAATAATGTCTATCCTAACTAACGAAGCAAGGGAAGTTTAGGTTTTTTAAGACAATGATATGACATATGCTCACCATTATTTTTAAATAACTGTAAGTTTTCTAGCCGATTATCATTGACTATTTCGTTTATATGATGGACAACTTCTTTAGGGTGCAAGTAGCGACCTAAGTGTTTTTCCATTACTAAACGATGTTCGGGAACATAACCTTGTTTATTGCGATTGGGATGTTCAGGTGTCCAAATTAAGATATAACCAGACTCCTTAATTTTTATTCCACCTTTCCACATTGGATGTTTTTCTCCAATTAAATGGGTCTTGCCTTTGTTCCAAGCTATCTGTAGCCCTTTAGTACCTGTATTCCAAGGTTTATTTCCTTTTGGAAAATCACAAACCTTATGCATACATTCCCTAGAACAAAATTTAGATAACGCCCAGTTCTTTAGCGAACAATTTACTTTTTTCTCAAAGAAAAAGAACTTATCACACACTAAACACTTCTTTTTTTGTTTCATAATTAGTTAGTTTAATTTTTAATTATGGGCTGTTATAAAGAACTAACCTTTATAACACTTACGGGAGCTACCACCCATTGACTTTTTTACCTTTTAGTGTTCTTATGATGTCCCATTCAAAGTTCCAAGGAGTCTTGGGTTTTCTGAGCAGAAGTTTCCAGCGAAAAGCAAATATCCTACCTGACTGAGCTGGTCTACTGGGGCTTTCATAACACGGAAATTGAAACCACGAGTTGATGGCACATTACCTGGTACTCCTGTTGGTACAGCATTTGAAAGTTTCTTAAAGTTAAGAGTTTCATAATCCTGACCTGTGATACTTACACCTTGCATACCGAAAGCTGTCTGGTTGGCGTAGATAAATTTACCTGATGGTACTTGCTCGTCTTTTACGACTGGCACACCTCTGTAAGTAATCGCACGGAAACCTTGAGTTCCGAAAGCATTAGACTTTGAGTCCATTAACATACCGTATTGGTCGTAGTTTGGAGCTGCGAAAGTCTGGAATGAAGCACGAAGTGTTGGTGTCAATAATGCTTCATAAGAAGACCATAGAGTCTTAGTGGTTAGCATTACTGTTGGCTCGTCCATACCTACTGTTACTGCGTCAAAACCTGTCGCAAGTTTTGTAAGAGTCAAAGCTCCTGTACTTGCTAGGTAGTAACCGTCAATAGATGAGTATGTAGAACGAGACAATCCACCATAAGTAGCGTAAACTGTCGAATCTGCTGCTGCGTTTGCAAGAGAATCCCAAGAAGTGCCTACGCCTGTTCCTTGGTAAAGGTTATTAGCCATTACGTTTAAGAGAGACTTTGCTTGTGTATCAAATTCTGCTTCCAAAAGCTGAACAACTTGTTCATCTCCTTTGTTAAGTGTTACTTCGATGTCTGCTACGACTACTGGCTTGTAAGCCATCTTTACTTCAAAGTCCATAGAAACACGAGTGTTCTGTCGGTCTGAATCAAGTTGGTTGGCGATACCAGTATTACCGCCGTTTGTTGTGTCTTGGTACTGAATGACTGGAGCATAGGAAGTTCCTGATGTCCAAGCCTTTGCAGTACGCATAAAGGTCATAAGACCTGGTGTTCCAAGAGTAACTGTATCGAATATCTTTTTAGGGATAGCTTTACGGGTTACGGTTGTCACTGCTGCGGAAAATTGCATTTTGTTATTTTAAGCTATGGAGATAATCAACTAAACTAATGCTTCTTGCACTTGGGTCATATACATCACCGTCTGAGATAGTTCCTCCTTGTGAACCTCCATTGATTGGGTCGGCATTTCTCTTTTGAAGATTTGCTACTGTCATTTCGGTTGCTTTTTTGATAGAGGACTGCATATCTTTCCAGTTATAATGTGCTAACTTCAAGTCCGTAAAGTTGTATTTTAGTGCGTGATTAAAGAGTTGCGTTTCATTTAGAGTTGGGTTTTCTTTTTTAAGTTCGGCTAGTTGTCCTACTACATATTCTTCGTTCTTTTTACGAGTTTCTGTTTCGGCTTGTCGCTCTTTTTCCATCTCTGCTCGCATTTCTCGGATAGACTCTTTTTTGACTTCTTCCCAAGTCTGCGGTATCCACTCCTCTTTCTCCGTAGTTTCATTAGTGTTTGTAATTTTACTATTGTCGCCTTTCTCGTATTTAGCGAGGATTTGCGATTTTCTAGTAAATTCGGAATACAGGTTTCGATATTCTGCTTCCGCTTCTTTAGGGGGCAACTTTCTTCCATCAGGAAGTTCCACTAAGTTTTCCTCCGTTGGAGTTTCCTCCTTTGTAGGTTCAGGAGTAGTTTCCTCTGTTTCCACTTCGGCTACTTCTTCTTTTACCTCTGGCTGTGGTTCAGCCACTTGTGTGTCAACTGGTAAACCAGTATCAGCACTTACTACCTCTGCTTCATAATCCATAATTTTTGCGACTTCTTTGATTTGGCTTGGTCTTGTTAGACTGCTTCCTCTAGGATTGGTCGGGTTATGTTTTTAAGAGAAAGTTTAACGACATTTCACAAGTCATACCAATTATTCAGTTTCTACTTCAGGTTGTTCGGCTAGCATTTGGCTTCGTTCACTCATAACTTGACTATGCTCTTGCCCTTTTTCTTTTAAGCCAAATTCTTTATTTCCCTGCTCACGTTCTGCTATCTTTTCAGCTATTAGTATATTTGGGTCAGCTTGTATTCCTATTTGAGCTAGTAATTGAACTTGTGCGTCTGGTGGTAAATCTTTATAACTTATTGTTACATTCGGTGGTTTCTCTTCCTTTTGAGGAGGAGCAAGTTCAGCTAATTCTTCAGGAGTGATACCTACAGCTACATTAGGGTTAATCTTGTAAACTTGTGCATCTTTGGCTAAATCTTTAGGGTTGTTATACCCAGCTTCTTCAAAGTAATCTATTGGAGAGATAAGTCCAGCTTCCACATCTTTTTGGGCTCGTTCAAATCTAAACTCTGCATCTACTGGAAGGGTTTTGCCTGGAGTTACCTGCACTTCGCTTCCTGTTTCAAAGTCATCCTGAATAAGGTCAAGCACTTCAGTAGCACTTTCTTTGCCTATCCACTTAGCATAGTGATATTCGGTGTAGCTTGTTTTAGCTAATTGATAGAACCAAGCAAATAGTTCTTGTGAAACATAGTCATTTACTTGTACAAGCTCATTTAAGCGTAAGAATGATTGTTGGATAAGAGCTAGTCTGCCTGCTTTGGTTTCTTGTCCTTCTCGTTCACCTCTAAATGCAGAAGAAGCCGCCATGATATTATCAATCTCACTTCGACTATCTAACATATCTTCCATTACCATTGCTGGAAGTGGCTCACCTGTTTCACGTGCAACACCAGCTACCACTCCTTTACCCCATATAATGCCTTTTGCTTCACAGGCTAAAGACTGTGCATCTGCTTTACCCATGACTTCGCTATCTACCTTGATAACTCCGTTTACTAACTCACAGTTTTGTCCGATGTCTTGTTTACGCTTATCTATACTCATCTGTAAAGGGATAGACAGAGTTATAAAGTCAGTTCTACCTATCGGGGTGCTTTCGTTGTTGAGAATTGTAGCAAAAATGTAAGGTTTTCGAGGCTGATTAAAGTAGTTGAAATTGTATGCCTTGTAAGTTTGCGGCTCGGTGTGTCCTTCATTTGGTGGGATTTCGCCTTCTACGCCTTGTGGAGCGTTAGTTTCTACTTCAGGGCTAGGCTGTCTATTACTTTGCTTTAATTTCGCTTGGGTGAATACTGCTCGCCTATCTTCGCCATAACTAGCGTTTATTTGCTGTTCTTCTTCGTCAGTTATGAGCATCCCATCCCAATCCCAATAAGGATTACGAATAGTGTCTAAGATTATATTGTCGTATTTAAATATTACATAATCGCCTAGCCACGCTTCTTTGTATTTGACTTCAGGGTTCATTATGTAGGCTTGGTCTTCGGTTTCTTCAGTAAAACCACTCTTTTCTAGGATTTCCTTTTTCTTTTTAGGGAAGCGAGCTACCAAAGCACAGAGATTATCAGGGATTTCTTCAATAGCAAACTCGCTTTCTTCTTCTTTTCTAGCTGTTTTGCCAAATCTTACATTTCTAGGGTCTATCGCCTTGACATCAAAGTCGTTGATTTTAGCGTTCCAAAAGGGTTTTAGAACAATTAAACGCCCGAAATATAGGTTTCTCAAGCCCATTCTCATAGTTTCTTTGACATTCAAGTCCCCATACTTCTTTCTAAAGTAGCCTTCTAGTTTTCGAGCTAGATTTTCGCTTTGTGGGTCCTCCCTTCCAGGAATAAAGTTAATGCCTGGAGGATTAGCGATTACAGAGTTGATTACCGCTTCCATATTTGGAGTTATGCGGTTCGCCATTACCTTTTGAATGGTTACAGGTACTTGTTCTAGCCACTCTGGTTTGTTCTCGTAGACCTTAGTGTTTATCTCGTAGGTCTTTTTTACTACTTGCCAAACTGAATCAGATGAGTTCCACCTGTTTTCTACAAGTTTTGCTTTGTCTCCATCTGAAAGTTTTGATATGTTTGTTTTTGCCATAATACAAAAGAGAACGCACCGATTTTCTCGGAACGCTCTCTTTCTTTTCTAAGTTTGAGCTTTAATTTATTAAGTTATCTCTATTATAACTTGCTAATACTACACTTGCAATACTTTGTAAAGCGTATTCACTACTATACAATCTTTTCATTTAGGTTGTCAAATTGAGAACCATAAGTATACAGCACATCTGCTCTTGTTATTGTCCTAATTACACCTTTATTATCGAGGTGTAGAGTTATTGCTGCACCTTTTTGTTGATGCACCTTTCTATCTATTAGTAATCTAAAAAACTCGTAATGCTCTTGGAATTGTAAAAACATTTTAGCATCTTCATCTAACATATACACAGGTATTTTTATTATTTCACTTTTCATATTTAAGTTTATCAAAATATTCACTCCACTTTCCAACTTTGTTATCGTCAGATATTATTTGATAAGGTTTAGGTGTTTCAGGTAAAAATGTTCCATTACCTTGTGATGCTACGGCTAAACGGTAGAATAGCGAAGCAAAAACTAAATGGTCTTCTGTTGTTATACTCTGCCACTTAAACATTTCAATACCTTTAGCATTCGTTTCTTTTACTCTACGCAAGTTTTCAAAATGTTTTATGTAAAGTAGAAAGTCTTTATTACTTGGCACACCTATTAAGAATTTCGCTTGTACCATATCGTCAATTAACATATCAATACTTCTATCTCGGTGAGTATAAACTATACCCTTCTTATCATTGTCTCCATACCAAACTACAAGCTGGGGATTATTAGCGTTCTCTTGTGGATACCACATCAAAGCATCTCGGTAAGTCTTTACAAAGTATTTAGACATTGTACTGTCAGGCAAGGCGTCAATCACTAGCTTTGGCTTGTAGAACTTCATCATATCGTCTAGCACACTCCATTCTGTAAATTTACCTACTTTGACTATGCCTAGCTCACTTCCTAATACAAAGTGTTTTACATTTCCTACGTCAACACCCAAAAACCAATTACCTGTTACCAAGTCTTTTGGTGTCCAAAGGTCTAGTATTGTGGTTCGTGAAACAGTTAAGTCACCAGGGTTATATGGTTCACCTAGAACAAAGTTATGAAAATACTCTTGGTCGCATTCACTATCTTCCAACACCTCTTTAGCTGTTAGCTTAGTGGCTATTAAGTGAGATAAATGCCATCCTGATACATCGTATTTAGGATTAAGCTTGCCACGCCACACTTCGCCATCTTGGTTTATCCATCTGCCTTTACGCCTCACATCATCGCTGATAGGCTCTTTACAAGCCTTGCAGATATAGATTTTCTTCTCTTTATCAAAGCTATCAGGAAAGGTTAGATAGTGTTCGTCCTTACATTTAGAACAAGTTATATGCCATTCTTTCATGTCAGACTTTTGCCATTCTAGGTCAAGCACATCTCTTTCAGTAGTAGGGTTAGAGAATAGCCAGCGTCCTTTATATGTAGAGTCCTTAGTACGAGATTTATAAGTGTTTAGAGCTTCTTGGTTAGAGCGACTAGCTTCATCGTGGATTAGTAGGTCTGCTGAAGTGGAAATAGCTGCCGAACGAGATACTGTTCCTTTAAAGAAAATAGAGCGTCCATTTATGTCTTTTCTTTCAATGTTATCTGTTTGTATGCCTTTAAATGCTTGAGGGTTAGAGCCAAGTATTCGGTTAGTCTTTGTGCCTACAAATTCTCTAACGTCCTCATCTGTCGGCATTGTGTAGATTATGTTCCACTTGAACTTATCACAAGCGAATAGAGCTTTATAGTTATAGGTAAGACTTTTCCCCACCTGCGAACAAGCCTTTACTGCTTGGTTTTTACTCCAGTCTGTAAGAATATCAAGAAGAAAAGCATGGTCTTTAAAGTCCAATGGTTCGCCTTTCTCACTGGTAATTCCGTTAGAAAATAGCCAGTGAAGTATTGAATATTCTTTTACATCTGGTTCATTTTGCATAATTAACCTTAGTTTTAATTTCTTTGCCTATCCAGTCTATTCTTTTGCCACGGGGAACTAGTGGCACTCCTTCAGTTCGTCTATTGTCTCTGGGAAATAAGTCTTCATACTCACATCTTTGACGAGGATTTACTGTAATTTGTTGAGGATATTTTCCTCCGTGAGATTTAACATACTTTTCAAGTCTAAGTTTTAGTTTACCAAAAGAGTTTACTTTTAAAGCGTTCGGCAAGACTAATTCCATAAAGAAATTGCCACCATAAATTACATAATTATTGATTTCATTATTAAGCACTTTTTGAGTTGTAGCTGTTACAAATTTATTCCACTTAAAACCTTTAGTTTTCATTAGTTTGCTTCTCTGGAAACTCCGCACAGAACACATCTAAACTAGCGAAGATACTAGCGATAGATATAGCTGTTTCAAGTGCGATTCGTTCCACTTTATAAGGGTCAATAATGCCTGCCTCAAACATATTCACTAGCTTTTTAGATTTGAAATCATAGCCCATGTCGTAATTAGTTTCGTAGTGAGAATGCGTGGTAAGTTTTTTGATAGTGTCCTTCTTCCAAAAGCCTTGGTTCATTCCTGCATTCTTTTCCATTTGCTTGAAAGGTGCTAGTAATGCTTTTTTAAACATAGGGTCATCATGAAGTTTAGACACTCGAACTAAATCAGAACCACCACCTGCGACAATACCCTCATCTAAAGCTAACATTGTAGAGTTCACAGAGTCTTCAATCTTATCTCGCTTTAGTCTTTGCTCATCTACTGTGAAAGAACCTACTCTTATCACTCCTATACCACTTGTAAGCCCTGCTAGGCGTTCTTCTGCTACCTTTCGATCATATTCTACTGTTTTCTCTATAACCCCCTTTATAACGCCAATACGTTCGTTTAATAGGGTTTCGTCAGCTTTACCGCCTGATACTATGGTTTCGTCTTTGGTTACGATGATAGAGTTAGCTTGTCCTAACACTTCGGTGCCTACTTTGTCTAGGAACATTCCTGCTTCTTCACTTACTACTTTCCCACCTGTTAGCACAGCTAAGTCAGTTAAAAAGTCTTTTTGTTGTTGTCCTTTGAAAGGAGCTTGGACACAGGCAATATTCATAGCCCTGCGTTGATGATTGATGATGAAAGACGCTAAAGCCTCGCCTTCAATGTCTAAGGCGACTACAAGCAAATCAGTTCTACCCTCTTTTACCATAGCTTCTAAGATGTTCTTTATTTGAAAGTTAGTGGCTATTCTTCGGTCGGCGATTAAGATATATGGCGTAGTTAAAACACATCTGTTCTTTTCAGGGTCGTTGATAAAGTGTTCAGAGATTAAGCCCTTTTTAAATCTCATACCCTTAACAGTTTCAAGGGTTAGTTCTACTTTGTTGCTGTCTTCTACTGTGATTACTCCGTTTCTGCCTAACTCTTTAATAGCTTTAGCGATTATGTCAGCTACTTCTTCATCTAGGCTTTCTGTTAAGGCAAGGCGTTTTATGTCCTCGTCTTTTACTTCACGCTTTAGAGTAGATAGAATTTCCAAAGTCTTTTTAAGCCCATTCTCTAAGCGTTCTACAATCTCTCGTTGGTCTTTGCCTTTCTTAATCTCTTTGTAGGCTTCATTAGCAAAGGCTCTAGCAAGGACAGCAGAGGTTGTTCTACCTGAACCTGCTTTGTGGTGCATTTTATTAACTATCTTTCGCATTAAACGATTACCCATTTGCTCCCAGCGGTCTTCGATATCAATCATATTAAGGATTTTAGCCCCGTCATCAGCAAAGATTGGGTCAAGATGTCCTGCGTCAAGGATAGCCTTTTTCCCTATTACCCCTAAAGTGGGCGAAACACAGTCAGTTACTTTGTTTATACCTGTTAGTATTCTCTTACTTCCATCATTTCCAAATTTAAGTATTTTCATTATGCTTTCATAATTATATCTTCAAGTTTTACGACCTTCATAGTTTCTCCGTCTATGGTTACATCTTCGCCACTGCCTTTGAGGAATATAACTTTTGTTCCTATATCTAAGTCAAACTCACAAGATACTGGTGTTCTAACCACTTCACCCTTGTAAGTAAAACTGTCTTGCACATTAGCATAAGATACAGCACCTTCTTCTTCTTGAACTCTTTTTAGTAAATAGTAGTCGTTATACATAATTATTTTGATTCTAAAATTTCTATTCTTTTAATTAAATTAAGTAATTTTTCAGACAATTTTTCTACATCTTCTTTTTTTGCTACTTCGCTCCATCGTTCAGGAATCCAATCTTCACTATTTCTTTCCATAAAGCATATCAAAGCCAGTTTCCTGTGGTTGCAATAAATCTAGCTTGTTTAAACGTCTATCCCGACAGACAGACGGACTTTTAATAAAAAACTTATCCTTAATCTTTTGACTAATTAAGCGAACATTCATTGTTCCACATTTATGTTTTGCCCTCCAGTGTCTAAATATACCTCCAGTGTTCCAGTCTTGTTGTTCTACTTTGACCACACGCTTAGGGAAGTAATCTACCTTGCATTTGTAGCAGTAGAATATGCTAGCGGGTAAGTCTTCATCTACATCATACTCCTTTTTAACAGCTTCTCTTTGAGCTTGAGTATCTCTTTCTTCCCAGACTTGATTAAGCCTATTCTCTAGTTTTACTACATCAGGATGTTCCATATTATTTTCCTTTATAATCTCTCATATATTGCCAACTTAAGATTGTATTAGTTGGGTCTGGTAATAAGTGGTAACCTTTATACTCGGTATTCCTATTAGGTTTAAGCATCAACTCTCTAATGTCTTCGTCTACTTCTTGTAGAAGTTTTTCTACGATTTCGTTGTGAAGTTTCATTACTTTAATTCTTTTAGCTTCTCTTGTAACTGTTTATACCAAGGTTGTTGATTCTTAATATATTCTTCATATTCTGGCTGTGTCATCATAGGTATAAAGATAGCTTTACCATTACCAGTATTAGGAAGTTTCTCTATTTCTTCTAAAGAGATTTCATCTAAAGCGTTTAAGTTCTTTTTAGATAATTGCCAGAGTTTTTTAATTCTTGTCAGCATCTTTATTTAATATAAGGTTTTTAAGGTTTTCGTCAAAGTTTCTTATGTTCTGTTGGAATTTTGGCTCAAAAAAGAAGTTGTAAATATTAGCATCTTTTGGTTTTTCAGAATCTTCAACTCCATAAATATCTTTAGCGTGCTTTAAACCTTTGTCAATAGCTGTATAATCCTTTTTGCCTGTTTCTAAGTCTTCTGCATCTAATAAAACATTTATCTTATCTGCTATTTTATCTGGTGTAATTCCTTTTTTCTCAAGTGCAGATTTTAGAGTTTCTGTCTTAATTTCTATAGCTTTTACGACATTAGGTTTTGTTAAGTTTTCACTTGCTATTGCACGAGCTATATTTTCCTTGTCCTTTCCTTCTATATTGTAGTTATTCAAAGCTGATTCTTGACCATTCCCACTTAATACATAATCTTTAACAAACCCTCTTTGTTTCTTAGTTAGTTTCGGGAGCTTCTTCGGTTTTTCCATTATTGTCTCCATTTGCTACGAAAGGTGTTGGTATACCTTTTATCTTTAATAAAAATAATCCTGCTGTTTGTGTTATTTCTTGTAGAGTTTCGACCTTTTTTATTACTGGGAGGTACTTAGCGTTGTACTTATCTAATACCGCAGCAATTTCTTTTTCTAGTGCTTCTTTTTCAACAGGTTCTAGTGTCGTTAACTCTGTACCATCTGTTAACTTTATAGTGTTTTCTTCTTTCATATTTTATTAGTTACTTATAATATACAACTTTACTTGGATTCAGTGTAATCCACAGATTAGCTACTGCTTCTTCTGGGGTTGAGCCATCTGCTCCTTCATCTCTTCCTACAATTCTAGCCATTGAATACCCTTTTAATACATTGATTACAAGTTCTCCTTTCTCTTCACACGCTTCTATAAGTTCAGAGAGGGTGGGGTACAGGCGTATCTCTTTCTCATCATCAAAACAAGCCCATTCTCTCCTAAAAACAACTGTATTTGTTATATCCAACTCTCGTAGAGTCGGCATTAGAAACCCTGCATCCTTTAGTTTTTTAGCTAGTTCGTAGGTCATTTGTTTTATACATTATATCATCCCTTAATTACTTGTCTAGTTTTTTTAACTTTTTCCTATAACATCTATGCGTATGCCACCAGACTACTTTACCGTTTGAACAGACGACATACTCGATGTACAGATAACCTCCAGTGCCTAGCTTTCTCTCGCAGTTTACACATAGTCGCTTTTCTAAAGCCTCCTGGATATATGGGTCCAGGTATTGTACATCGCTGTGAACGTTTTGGTCCGACTCTCTAGCTTTTAGCATTGTTTTAGTTTCTCATCTATCATGGCTAACATTAGGACCTTTATTCTACGTCCGTTCCCACCACCAGTATCGTCTATCTTACTGATACTTTCTTGTATCTCCTTCAGTTCAGCTTCATATTTGGATAACCACCAGTCTGCAAACTTAGATAAAATTGTAACCTCATTAGCATTTGTGTTTAATGATGGCGTTACAAACTCTTTTATAAACTCTCCTCTTAATTCTTTTTTTTTGGACATTTCTTTTAGGTTAAAACCAGTTCCATAATGTATACCTTTCTCTACAAGTCATTTCAGGACTTATACCGTGTTTGCAGTAGTCCATATTACTCCAGGTTACCGAGATTGCGACTACAAAGTATGCACAGACTAGCAATATTATACTTGATAACCATAGTGGTATTTTTGTCATATTATATATTATAGTTGTTTTATTTTAGTAATGACTCAAAATATGCTTTAATTTGAAACTTGATTTTGTTCACATAAATCATTTTACTAGCTGACTTCGGCATTGGCAACAACTCTATGAGTTCCTTTTCTATCTTCTTCTTCTGCTCCTCTAGGGCTTGGATTCTTACCTTTTCTATGAAGGATTTTAAATCTTCATAATGACCACCCCTGGTATAATTCCATGTATCATAAACTTTATCAAACCTTCCCTTCCAATCTTCTACCTTAGTGTCTTTGGATTGATGACACTCACACTCGCAGTGTTTCTTATCCCAATCAGTCTTACACTTTTCGCACGTTGTGTCTTTGTTTTCCATTATTCTTCTATTAGTTTTAATAATTCTTTTAGGCGATTGATTGAGTCTTGTTTGGCTTCGTTGAAACCTATTCGGAAATCAGTCACTCTATCCCTGCCAAATTCCATATCTGCTGACAATTCAAAATCAGTTTCTTCTTTCATTTCTTTTTCTTCTTCCTGTATCAGTAGCTTTATAATGGAGGATAGGGAGGAGGTGTATATATTTACAGCATTTACTTTTGTAATTACTTCTGTAAAAAAGTTAGCTGAATCACCAGAGTATTTATCAAATTCCTCCTTATTCCTTTTTAGTTGCTGTTTTAGTGTTTCCATACTTATTTAGTTAGTTTAGAGTTTATAATTTTATCAATCACATCTTTAATTCTTGTTCTAGCCCAGACAGCAGAGCCACTAATACTATCAATATCAATCTCGTTTATACCTCTTTCTATCTCCTCTTTAAGTAATTCCATCTCTCTCTGGTGGAGGGTGGATTGTTCGGCTAAGGCTTGGCGAAGGAAAGAAACTAAATTATCTCTAATAATTAGCATGTCATCATAGTCTCTAAATGTTCTTGTTGGGTCTTCTAAACCGTATTGGTCTTCAAAATCCTCTCTCCATTCTTTTATCTTCTCCTCTATGTTATCTTTGTTTGTCATAAAGTTATAAGTTTGTTTTCTAATAAGTAGATTAACATCTTTGCTCTAGCATCTGCTTCGGTGTTTTCTTGAAAATACTTAAGAAATTTACCAAAATCGGGATTTAGACCATAATAATATGATACACGGTACTTTAACTTTAACTTATTGCAACCTAACCACCACTTAAACGAAGAGTGGTTATCAACTGGCAAATGCCCTGGCAGTAAGTTCCCCAACTCTGCGACAGAATAACAATTAACAGTATCAGGACAATAATCAGGAGTTTTATTTATTTCTATCTCGTTCTCTTTTGCTCCCTGCCATTCACGATAAAACATACTTGGAGCTGTTACTCCTAAAATGTGTAACTTGTTGCTTAATTCTACTGATGTAACTTGGTCTTGTAATCTCATATATGTTTCCACTTCTTACGATTGATAATATCCGACACGGTTTGAATACTTACTTTAAATTGTTTAGCTAGTTCTTTTAAGGGCTTATGAGCATTCCTCCTAATCAACACAACATCGTACTCAGTTAACTTCGCATTCCAGTGATTACGCCCTTTAGGAGAATACGTGAACCCGTTTTTAACAGCATGTGTTTTGTTTTCTGATGGTGTAGTCCATTCAAGGTTTCTAGCTTGATTATCGTACTTATTGCCGTTCTTGTGATTTACATAAGGTTTGTTCTCAGGGTTTTTTATAAATGCCTGTGCTACTAACCTGTGTGTTGCAAATGTTCTGTACTTATTTTTATTAGACAAGCAAACACTTAAATAGAACCTACTTCTATTTTGTTTTAGAACCCTGCCTGATGTAGTGTTTCTAGCTAGAGAACGAACTGCACCAAGATTACTAACTTCATAGAGTTTTTCGTAACCCAAAACGGCTTCCCGTTTCTCTTTTAGTTTCTTTGCAAGCTCTAGTGAGTAAACTTGGTTTTCTAGTTTCATTTCTTCTTTACGTTTAATTAGTAATAAAATTCTTTAAACTTAAAATCACTATACTTTCTTGGGTTAGGATTATCTGGCTCATTCTGTTGCACATCTTCTCTGTTAAGTTCTTCTTGAAAACTATCTTCACTGCACCATTTTAAACCACCAAAACCTTTCCATTTAGAATTGCTTTTCCAAAACTGCAACGGTTCTATCTTACCTTTATGTAATCTTAAATATTCTTGATACTGTTCTTTCCAACTTTTATAGCTATCTCCAAAAAGCATATTAAATATCTCTCCAGTTTCTAAATCTTTAATTTTTACTTTAGTTGTTGCCATTTCTTCTTTACGCTGTGCGTGTTAGGGATTTTTAATCTAAGTTTTTAAGTGTATTTTCTGCATCGTGCTGATTATCTGTAATTTTGTATAAGAAACTTCCAACTCTTTGTGTCTTTAAAACCTTATTTCCAAACTCTGTATATACTTCGTATTTGTATTCTTATGGGTGTTTATCTAGCCACGCCACTATTTTATTCAATGTTTCTTCTTCTATTGCTCCGTATCTTTCAACTACTCGAGAAACACTTTCTAAAGAGTGTGGGTCTCCTAATCTAATTGCTGGTCTTTGTTTTGTTTTTTCCATGTATTTTATTCTCTATTAACTAATAATTTATTGGCTTCTGTAATTATTTTTTCTCTTTCAGGTGTTTTGTCTTCAAGGTAACAGTCCACATACATTTTTTCTCTTATCTTGTAGAATTTACCACCGAAGCCTAGTTTTCCTTGAAAACGCCACTCTACAAAGTCATCAGGTTCGGCAAGATAAGAATTAAAAGCCAACCTCTTATCTTCGTCAGCACCACACACTCTAACTAAAATGTCGTAAATATCCTTCATAAGTTTATTCTCTATTATTCTATAATAATTTCTACCTCTTTCTCGTAAAATCCTTTTGAAACATTAAACTCTAACTTATGTCCAAAATTCCAGTAAGGTTCTATTTTATCTGCATCATCTGGCAGGTTATCTTTAAGAGCTTGTTCTATCTTGCTAATTAAGTTTTCAATATATTCTTCTTTCATATTTTATTCTCTATTAACACACTTAATAATGATTTAGTTACTAAATAAAGTGGCTGTGGGGAAAGCCAAGATTCGAACTTGGATTCTGGTTTCACTCCAGTTGTTTCCAAACACAATTCCCCCAGAACTACTCTATTCCATTTTCAAGATACTAGGCAGGTGGGGAAGGGGTAGCCTGGCGTTGTACAATACCTACTACCTGACACTTTGTGGTCGTCTCATCCCCCATCTACCTAGTACTCAATTTTCAATTATCTATCTATACAATTCTTTAAAAAGCTCGACCTTTCTTCTGTATCATTGGGGTCAATTCCTGTTTCGTATAGGGCTTCTATGCAGGAGTCGTGGGATTGGAAGGAGACAACATCTTTTTTAAGATTTAATATATTTGCTGAAGCAATAAAAATTACTAAAGACATAAGTATTAAAATTATTTGTAATTCTACACTCCCTTTTTGTTTTTTGTTCATACTTTTTAATTTATTATTAGCTCGGGACTAGTGAGCTGTTAGGTTATATCTTCCCATTTAATACTAAACGCATTTATAATCGGTGTAGATTGTTCTTTAAATTCTTTCTTACTCAAGTCTTGATTTGAAATGAAACAAGCGTGGATTTTACCTTGAGAAATATGAAGCGTACCGTCATCTGTACCATATTCAAATCTGTCGTCATTTTCTTCTAAGTCCACAAAGATATCTTCTGGGTCAAACTCATTACACTTTTCAATAAACTCTTTGTTTCTTTGCTCTGACTTTACCACTTCTTCAAGTGTTTCTGTGACTATCCTAAGTTCTTTGTTTATCTCGTACTTTTCTCTTTCTAGTGGTCGTATTTGTTCATCTAGTACATTAATTTTCTCTTTTAATTTTTTATATTTTTCCATACTTTTGTAACTAAACGAGTGTCTTAAATGTTTACTCTTTAGCTATGTATATAGTATATTATATTTGGTTTACGTTTGTAAAGCTATTATGTGGATAACTTTATTCTTCCATTATCTCCTTAATCTTTGCTAATCGCTTATTTTTTACTTTTGCTACTTCTTCCTTTGTGAGCTTTTTTGTATACTTGTATATATTCTGTGGGGTTGTGTTTGTGAGTTTGCCTAGCTCGCCGTAGGTTGCTCCGAAATATAAAGTCTTTAGTATTTTCTTGTGTGTGTTTGATTGGTGGGGCATATATTTATAATCCTATTTCTAGTAATTCTTATATTCTGCTAATAAGCTTGCGTAATGGTCTATTGCTTTTGTAGTTTGATGTTTTAGTGCAAATAATTTATCTACAAAGTCTTGACCTTTTTCTTTTAGTAATCTGCGGTAAAATTCGCTACCATTGCCACCTAAGTTAATATTGTCGTAATAACATTGAAGTCTTAAATTGTCAAGATTATATCTAAGCAACGCACCGCCTACACTATTTGGGATAAAATGACCAAGCTGACAATTACTGCCTTCTATTTCTTTGTCGCAAGTAAAACAATAATATTTACCATTTTTTATATACCTTGCTTTTATTATTCTTCTACACTCTTGCCAAAGTTCTGTCTGTATTTTTCTTATAGGGCTTTTACTAACTTTCTTAAGTTTAGTTCTTTTAAGTGGTGTAGTTGGCTTCTTTACCCACGCTGTTCTTTTTAATGGAGTTCTTTTTAGCATTTAATCTTTAATATTTATCCACCCTACTATTGCTCCCATTGGTGGGATTATGCTAACTGCTCTTATAACTTCTGCTTTGTATGGGGCTTGGAAGTCTGTTTTTGTGAGTTTAATAATGTTTAACACCCAACCTATAAAACCTAGTATAAGTACTGCTATGAATAATATAGCTATTGCTGTGCTAAATCCTCCTTGTTTGTTTTTCATATATTTAATTTAATATTGCTAATTTTTTAATGTCTGATTGATAATTTGGCTCGTATCCATTTTCCAATAAATACTCTTCTTCTAAAATCTGCTTTTCTTCTTGCTCTATGCCCTCTGTGGCTCTCCGAAGTTCGCGGTCTAAATAGATTGTATCTTTCAGTAAGTTTATGTAGTCCATTTCCCTTATTAGGGGGTATTTTTCTTGGAGCAACATTTTTAAGCTGTCATATCTCTTCTTTACACTTTTGTATTCGGGGTCTAGGGTGAAGAGTTTTTGTATGCGGGAGTTGTAGTATTCTGTGCTTTGTTTACTCCTTTTCATATTTGTTTATTAGTTCTAATTTATCCATATCTCTGTGGTAAATGTCTAGTGTTTCAAAACTAGGTAAGGTTCGGATATTTAGTGCTGTTAGTAATGCACTATCAAATCCTCTGCAAAAGTATTCTCGGTCTAGTCTTGATTGCAAATCATCTCCCCATACTTGCACCCTATAATCTCCGAAGAGCATTTTTTCTATTTCTATGGTCATGTTATTCTTCTGTTTTTACTTCCGTGTAGTTGTTCTCGCTACTTGCCCATTTTGTATTTCCATATTGGTCTACTCCTACTGGTTCACTTGTGCTTTTCATTATTCCAGTTCTTAGTGTTGGATTTTTAAATACAATTCCTACTATTTCTTTTATGTTATTACTAACTGCTTGAGCTTTTTCAACATCTTTGTCTTTAAGGGCTAGTTGGTGTTCACTATCTAAAATTGCTTTTTCTCTAGTAACTAACTCCTCCTCTCTTTTAGCCCACTCAGCGTTACGATGATTTAATTTAATTATATCATCTTGTAACTTAGAAATTGTATTTTGAGTTACAATACTAGCTTCTCTTAATGCTGTATTCTCTTTTGCAATTAAGTCTGATTGTTCTTTAACTTCTTTTAGTTGCTGGAATACCTCCAATGAAAGAGATTTTTCTGCAACCATTGACTCTATTATTTGATTTAGCTTTTCCATTTTCTCCCCTACTTTTTTATTGAGCTTTAGGGTTGCTCGTAATTTCTAATAATTGTATTGTATGTTGTTTATCGTATTCTTCGTCTAAGTAATCAATTATTGCTGATACGACAGATGGCAATTCAGGAAACGCTATCTTTATCGTGTTGTTTTCTATCGCCCATATTTCTTTTATTCTCTCACTTGGTTTCATAATGTTTGTTAAGGGGTTAAACTACTTTGGTAAATATCCTAATTCTTCACGAGAAGGAACGACCACCTCCATTTCTGCACACTTTTCTAATGTAAAATCTATTAACTCCATCATTGCTAATTTAGGAAACTTTGCTTTGTTTGAAATTGACTTTCTAACTTCTACTATATCCTTACCGAGTTTTATTTTCTTTTTACCGAATTTTAGACTCATTAAGGCATCGTGTAATTCTTCGTCTTCATCGCCAGTATGTTCTGCGAGAAGTCCGACAATAACCCAGTAATACCTTAATTGTTGTTCTGACCTTGTTGGTTTTTTTAGCTTTACTTCTATACTTCCAATATCGCCTTCTTTTGTTTTCTTGTTTAAGAAATGTTGGTAGTAAGCTCGTGAGTTCAAAACAAGGGTCTTAATTCCTTTTACTATGGCTATTTTGAATGTAAAGCTGTCTTTGGTCATTTGATTGGTTTAAATCGTTTCTAGGGGCATTTTTACGCGTTTGGTGGCACTTCAAATGGGTCTTCTTCCCCTGCTTTGGCACATAACCGACTTATTTCACTTTTTGCTGCGATTACATAGCCCTCTCGTCTCTTAGTGTTGTCTTTGCTATCGACCCAAGTTTTAGACATTAAGCAGGATACAAAGTCATTTTGGTTCTTGTCTTTTCTTATCCAACCTCCTGCAATCTCTACCCATTCCTCGCCGATTTTTGTTTTGATAACTCTATCTGGGGCTTTGTTGCTTTTCTTTTGGTTGTTTTTTTGGATTACGAAATTTTTGATGTATTTTTCCATATTATATTTCTTCGTAGTTTATATCTTGTAATGGGTCGGTTCCATTTTCGTAGTCTGATTTATTTTTTTCTTGATAATCTTTTTGTGTTTCTTTCTTTCCACCTTTACCAGTATGTAACCCTTTGAAGACGTTTGCACCGATACCCAAGTATGAACCGATTTTAGTTATTGCGTCTGTTGTAGCACCTTTGTAAGCATCGCCTAAATCTTTGTTATCGTTACCACCAAAACTTTCATAGTAAATTCCATACTCTGGCACTTCAAATGTTGTTTTAATTACCACCATAGGATTACCTTTTTCGATTAACTGTGTTTCTTGGTGTGTTACTTTTAAAGTCCAACCACCTACTCCAAATGCTTCGTTCATTCTTTCTGTTACATAAATTGCTTTAATAGAAGAGAGGAAAGTTTTCGTAGGGTGTTGACTGACTGCTTCGTCTGGTAACGGTCTATCTAAAATCTTTTTTATTTCGTCTGTTATTTTCATATTTTTATTCGTTATCTTGTAATTGTTTCAATAATTGGTAGGCGATGTGCATATTTGTGCTACTTCTAGGTTCCACGCCACTTTCAGAATCCTTTATATATTCTTCGGCTAGTAGTGTTTCTAAGAAGTTTACTTGTTGTTCGTTTAGGATTAGTTCTTTACTCATAAATTTCGCCATCTAGTATATCTCTAGTGCGACCTTGCCCATCGTCATAGTTCACTAAAGAGTCTAATGTCTTCATAAATTCACTTGCTTTGCTTTCTACTCTCATACTTTGGAAACCTTTTACTTTGCTATATTGTGAATACATACTTTTTAATTTATTTTTTATAATTAGCTGGACTAGAGCTGTATTAAATGTAGCATAGTGGTTTATGTTTGTAAAGCTAGGGTGTGGAAAACTATTTTACATTAACCTCTATAAATCCGTTGTCTTCAAATAGCTGTAGAATGTCTGTAGTGTCATGCTTTTCCCAGAGAGTATTTATTTTAAAACTATCTCGTTCAGTTCGTCCTTTGTAGTAGGGTTCTAAGTACCATTCATCATAACTCATTTTACCTACAAAATACTTTTTGCCCGAAAGAGTTACATAGCCATTATTTCCGTGTTCATCTCGCCCTTGTTCTTTTTGTTGTAGAAACCTAAATACTTTTCTAATTTTTGTTTTTATTGTTTCTCCCATCTTATTTCTTGTTAGTTGATAATGCTAGACTTTAGTTCCTCCGAAAAAACACTGGGAGAATGTTTTTCTTTTTAACGTAACCTTGTCTCTCGTGTAGCTGTAGTCCAAGCAAGTTTTGTACCAAGCTCTTAAATCGTCTAACTCTCTGACCCCTACTAACTTCATTTTGACCGCCATAAAAGGTACAAGTTCTTTCTTTTCTTTCTTTCTATCCTTGTTGATTCTGTCCTGGAAGCACTTTACTGCGTTGGCGTAGGCTTTGTTGTATTCCTTACGCTTTTCTACCATCCCAGTTTTAGGAGTTTCTAATTGTTTCCTTATGTGTTGTAGGTGGATGGAGATTTCCATAGATTAGTTTACTAAACGTATAGCCCAAGTTATGTGAGAAATACAAAATATGAAAGCACCCCAAGTAATAACTTTAAAGTTTATACGACTCCAAGTTCTTACCCATTTTGGTTCGTGTATGTATAAATCATACCTACTGGTATAAGACAACCTTATTAACTCACTTATACATGTTATAATTACTATCACTCCTACTGCTACAGTTATTTGCCACATATTATTTTTATTTATTCTTATAAGGTCTTACTTTTTCACTTCTAGTGATAATAGGTCTAGCTTCTGTTTAATCTTTTGAAACTTTTGTCAGCTTTTTCTAGTAGATTTTTAGTCCATTCTTTAGCCACCTCTTTTAATGCTTTTTCTGTAAAATAACCTATTTTTTTGGTGCTCCATTCTCTATTATGAAATTTGGTGTAGTTGGTATACTTATTTTACTTCTGATTATTGTTATTTCTCTCATAAGTTTATTGTTTAATATCTGGTAATTCTCTACTTAGTTAATGTTAATAAGTATCTGGTGTAAGATAGTCTATACTTTTTCTTATTACTTCACTTTCGCTTTGTTTGGTTTTCTTTGCTGATTTTTTGACTTTTTTGTCGTGGGCAGGAGTTATTCTATAAGTTCGTTTTATGTATTTCATGTTATTTAATTTTAAATCCTGAAATTTCTTCAAAGACTTTTGCATTAAAGTTTGGTAATTTCTTAACTAATTCTATTTCTTCCTTACTTGCGTTTTTCATAGACTTTGTAAAAGCTTCTTTATAATCTAACTTTTTCATATAACCACCTGTAAATTTAGCTGTGTCTATTCTACTTTTTTCTTCTTCTGACATGTCTTCGTAGTTAACCCATACATTCACATCAAAAAATAAACAAAATGGTTTTTTTGCATTGTCCCATTTTTCTCTTTTACAAAGTTTTCCAAAAATAAGCACTTCTTTAGGAGTTTCTGTGTTAAAAAAACCAGTGTTCCAGTCGCCAGTGTTCCAGTCGCCAGTGTTCCTGTGGCCAGTGTTCCTGTGGCCAGTGTTCCTGTGGCCAGTG